CAATATTATTCAATATCCTATGGTTGGAGAATTGTGGTTAGGACTTAGTTATAAAGATGAAAATTATTATTTAGCAAGATTAAGTGATACTGATATTTCAGTAAACTACCAGAAATTAGGAGAAAGTGAAAAAGTAATTTCACCAGGTGTAGATAACACAGATGTAAAAACACCAAAAGAAAGTATTTTATCTCGATTATTTGGAACTATAAAAAAAGATATAAACCCAACAGCTAAAGCTTTTGAAGAAGGTTCAACACTTATCCAAGGTAGATTTGATAACTATATAAATCTTGGTAGTGATGAAGAGAGTAGAGGTATAATAAATATCAATAACGCTGATATTGCAACTATTGATATTGGTATAAAAGAACAAGTTACTTTTAGTAAAATAGGTAGAGAAATATTTCCAGAAGTAAAAGAAGCAGCAACCATTACAATGGACGCAGACAGGATAGAATTAAATGCAAGAGATACTGGTATTGAAATTGTATCAGAGGATAGTATTCTTATTGATTCAAATGATGGTGATATATTATTAGAAGCAGCAGACAGAATTAGATTGAGACCAAGAAATAGTGTTATTGACTTTGTAACTATTAATGGACAAAAAAGGGATATAGCAAATCCAGACGGAGATATAATGTTACCTAAGTTTATAAAAGAAAGAGCTGGGGACTTAAGACCAATGGTTGAAATACTTAAATTAGAATTACAAGCATTACCTTTTTTAATACTACCACCAGTATTACCAGGTGGAATACCTAATCCAAGTTTTATGGTAGGTATGAAAATTAGATACGACGCAATAAAATTTTATATAGAAATGATTAAAAGATTTATAAGTTTAGAATGGTTACCAAGATTTGATTTTGAAATGGTAAACCTTCAAGAAGTATTAGATGAACTTGGTTTACCAGGTTTACCAGGACTTGACGCACTTGGTGGATTTGATGGTGTGTTAGCTGATATAGCTGGAGCGAAAGCTAAACTTGAAGTTATGAAAGGTGTAGCAGATGGATTAGCACAAAGTGCACAACAAGTAGGAGGTCAATTAAATTCAATCGTAGAAAATGGAGAAGTAGAACCAAGTGATTTTATAACAACACTTGATGAGTTTGAAAGTAATCCAGATAACCCAGAAATAGATACAACAGATGTTAGAGATGTTATATCAGATGGCGCTACTTCAAAAGAATTACAAAGATACTTTTTAAATGGTGGTTCACCACAATTACAAGAATTGACAAGAAATGCTGCACAAGGTCAACAAGATGTAGCACAATTAGAGCAAGTAATTAATCTTGCAGAAATATCACAATTAGCAAAACAGGAGTAATAATGGATAAAAATAAATTAAGAAATATAATTGAATTAGTTGTTCGCAAAGAAGTTAAAAAACAACTTAGCGAGATATTTATTAATGAAGAAAAAGAAATCAAATTAGCAGAAACGATTTCTAAACCTAAACCTAAAAAGGTTATCAAAAAACCTAAAAAACAATACACAAAAAACACAGCGTTAAATGAAGTATTGAACCAAACCAAACCATTAGGTTCACCAATGGAAGATGAATATCCATCATTGGGTGGTGGAGTATTAGGTAGTGATAATATGGCAGAAGTATTAGGTTACGGAAATTTAGGTCGTGGACAGAATAAAGAAAAAGCAAGAGAAATGGCAGCGGTTGATTCAATTAAGAAAGCAGGTGTAAATGTGGACCAAGTGCCAGAAGATGTTCAAAATGCATTAACTCGTGATTATTCTGGTTTGATGAAAGCAATTAATAAAAAGAAAACAGGTGAAGGTGGGTTTAGACCATAATGGCAAGAAGTGTAAAAGAAATAGATAGAAATGATGACAAGTATGTCGGAATAAGATTTCCATTGGATTATAGTCCAGAGGGATTTTTCTATAAAACGAAAACCGTATTAGAACAATCAAAAGCAAATCTTAGAAATCTATTACTTACCACACCAGGTGAAAGAATTTTTCAACCAAGCTTTGGGAGTCGTTTAAAAAATATAGTCTTTGAACAAGGACAAGATATTCCTAATAGAGTTGAAGAATCTATTAGAACAGCTACCGATACTTTCTTACCTTATATCAACATTATAAATGTATTCACTATACAAGAACAAAATCAAGTCAATATTCAGGTTGAGTTTTCAGTCACACTTAATCCAGATGTAATTGAACTATTATCATTTGACTTTAGAATTGGAGAATAGAAATGTCCGACTACGGAACAAATAAAAAAACATTATCAAAAGAAGTAAATTATCTCGGTAGAGACTTTACAGATATTAGAGAAAACTTAATAGAGTTTGCGAAATCATATTTCCCAAATCAATACAATGACTTTAATGAAGCATCACCAGGTATGATGTTTGTTGAAATGGCAGCGTATGTGGGAGATGTATTGAATTATTATGTTGATAACCAATTCAGAGAAACTTTAATTCAATTCGCAGAAGAAAGAAAAAATGTATTGTCAATCGCTCAGTCATATGGGTATAAACCAAGATTAGCATCACCTGCTATTGTTGAGATGACATTTAGTATTGATGTTCCAGCAGTAGCTATCGACGCAAATAATTACAAACCCAATTTAGATTTCGCAGGAAAGATAGAATCCAATTCAACTCTGGTAGCAAATAATGGAACAGAATTTACATTATTAGATGATGTTGATTTTAAAGTATCAAGTTCATTAGATAATATGGAAGTAAAAGCATTACAACCCACATCAGGTAATATTCCTACAAACTTTAGATTAACTAAAAAAGGTATGGCTCAATCTGGTGTAAGAGAAGAAGAAGAATTTACATTTACAAGTGCAAAAGAATTCGATAAAATTATTTTATCTAATGATAAAGTTACAAGTATAGTTGAAGTTACAGATAGTGAAAATAATAAATTTTATGAAGTTCCATTTTTAGCACAGGATACGGTTTTTGAAGATGAAGAAAATTCAACGCTCAATGACCCAGCGTTAGCTGAATTTAAAACTGATACACCTTATTTGTTAAAATTAATAAAGGCATCAAGAAGATTTACAACAAGAGCTCGTGATGACAATCGTATGGAATTGAGATTCGGTTCAGGTATTAGTGATAATGCAGATGAAGAAATAATTCCAAATCCAGACAATGTCGGTTCAAGGTTAGGTCTTGGTGTATCAAGATTAGATGAGTCATTTGACCCAAGTAATTTCTTAAAGACAAGAACATTTGGATTAGCACCAAGTAACACAACACTTACCGTATCTTATAATTATGGTGGAGCAGTAGAACATAATGTATCAACAAATAGTATAACATCTTTTAATAGATTAACTTATACAAATACTACACAAGGTTTAAGTGCAACTACATTAGCTGCGGTAAAAGCAAGTATCACACCTATTAATGAAGAACCAGCTTCGGGTGGGGCTTCAACAGAAACCATTACAGAAATAAAACAAAATGCATCTGCTTACTTTAATGCACAAAATAGAGCAGTTACAAAAGCAGACTACATAACAAGAGTTTATTCTTTACCACAAAAATATGGTAATGTAGCAAAAGCATTTATTGTTCAAGATGAACAATTAGAACAGAATGGACAATTAGTTATTAATGATGGGTTAGTAGTTGATACAAGAAGTCAAGGAACAGAAGTAAAAAATCCATTAGCATTAAATATGTATTTATTAGGATATGACGCAAGTAAAAGTTTGGTTAGATTGAATAGAGCAGTAAAACAAAATGTTAAAACATATCTTTCACAATATAGATTATTAACAGACGCTATCAATATTAAAGACGGATACATAATTAACTTTGGTGTAAAATATAATATTGTTACAAAGAGAGGGTATAATAAAAATGATGTATTGTTTAGAACAATACAAAAAGTAAAAGAATTCTTTCAAGTAGAGAAGTGGCAAATGAATCAACCAATTATATTGAGTGATTTAGCATATCAGATTTCTACTTGTGAGGGTGTAGTATCATTAGTTCCACCAGCAGAAAATAATCCAAACAACGAACTTATACTTATTGAGAATAAGTTTGAAACAGGTCTTGGATATAGTGGTAATACTTATGATATGTTATCAGCTACAAAAGACGGAATCATTTATCCATCATTAGACCCAAGTATATTTGAATTAAAAAACCCAAATAGCGATATTGAGGGTAGAGTAGTGGGAGATAGATAATGCATTATTTTGAATTTGGTAAAAGAGATACAACACTTTATTCTGGTGGAACAACAGCATCAAGAAATACTGGTATTGATGAAATATTGGAAATTAATAAAGTTGTAAACAACAATGGTACGGTAGGTAATGTATCAAGAGTATTGATTGACTTTGATTTAAGTTTTATCTCTAAGTCTATACAGGACGGGAAGATACCTTCTACTGCAAAATATTATTTAAATTTATTTGACGCAACTTCAGAAGAAGTAGAAGTTGAACAACCACTACACGTTTATATGGTTAGTGGTAGTTGGAAACAAGGTTCAGGAAAACTTGACCACGACCCAGTAACTGATAATGGAGCTACATATCAATATAGAAACCACGAGGCAAAAACACCTTGGGTAACAGGTTCAGTATTGACTGAAGGTGGTTCTTGGTTTACTGCGAGTAATGGTCAATATGAAGTTAGTTCATCTTATGATTTAACATTTGATAAAAAAGATGTTAGGGCAGATGTAACAAACTTGGTAAACAATTTTATTTACTCAAGTTCAGTTTATCCAAACAATGGATTTATCGTTAAGAGAGAAGATAGTGGTTCTTATGGAAACAATCACGCAACTGCAAGTTTTGATTTCAATACAGGACAAGAGGGTGATAGTTCAAGATTAGGAAACCTAAAATATTTTTCAAGAGAAACACATACAATCTATCCACCTAAGTTAGAAGTTGAGTGGGACGATTCATCTTGGAACTCAGGAAGTTTATCACCATTAAGTTCAACAGACTTAGAAAGACTAAAAGTTTATTTCAAGAATATGAAAACAGAATATAAAGAAAAATCAATTGTAAAATTTAGAGTCGTTGGTAGAGAACTTTATCCTTCATCAAGTTTCAGCGCAACACCAAGTGAGTTAGGTGTTAAATATTTACCAAGCGCTTCAGTAGAGTATGAAGTAAGAGACGCTGATACTGAAGAAGTAATCATACCTTTTGGTAGTGGTTCAAGAGTTAGTTGTGATTCGGACGGAAACTTTTTCCGAGTTCAAATGAACGGACTACAAGCAGAAAGAGATTATCGTTTTTGTATTAAGGTTGTTAGTGGTAGTGGAACAACAGACGAACAAATAAACTTCTATGATGACAATTATGAATTTAGAGTTGTGAGATAACAATGCCTTATTTACCAAGTGAAGCAGCAAAAAAATCTAAAGTATATAGTAATATACTTAATGGTCCTGAAATAGAATATCAAAAGGAAATAGACTTTT